TAACGTACTCATAAGATGGGTAATACAAGTCAAACATCTCCTCTGACCCCCAAATCTTAGGATGGATTTCAAACATCCACTCGCCATCTTTTAGTAGCCATCTTACGTTTTTCCTATCTAAATTGCCCTTGATGTACTCCGAAATGCTATGAGTCTTTTTTTGATACATAATGTTGCGTTTTTAAGTGTATAAAATGTGTGAGTGAGGATAAAAATAATGATAAATACGGGAATTGATACAAGGAAAAAATAAATTATCGTTAGGATATAAAAGAATGTTTTCATATATTGAAATCCTTTTTAAAGTGATAAGTTGTGTAGTCTTTCTTGTTCATCACAGCATTATATATTTTGTCCTCAATCCCACCTTTGGCGAAAATCCAATGAATATTTGCATCTTTTACCCGATCTTTCGTTTGGATTCTTGCTCGTGCTTGCCAGTACGATACGGCCGAGAAGTCAATATTTAGGAACACAAGCGCATCAGCAGTTGAAATATTGACCCCTTCGCGACCACTCTGAATCTGAGAGATGAACACCAAATTGGTTGACTCATTGAACAGAGTTGCCTCATTTGTCAAGTTTTCTGAGCCAAAAACATACCGAATTGCCATTTCTTCAGCGATGAACTTATAATATATGGCAATCTTTAACCCATTAAACTTTTCTTTAATGTATTCAACCTTGCTATAATCCACCACCTTCGCCATCCTTTCTGGTTCATCAACAATCACAGTTCCACTATACACTTGGTGCAATTTTTGCAACAACTTGACAGCCGTATCCCCAAGAATAACTTGCCCTTCTTTGTTGCGCACCAACTTATCAATCCTAAGCCTATTTGCAAGCGTATAGGTTGAGTCAAGCATATCAACGTGATGGATGTGTTCATTTACGAGTGACTCGAAGCCTGCTTGCTCTTGGGTGAACGTGAGGAACAGATGACCGCAGCAATCCATTACCATCTTCTTATCAGCCTGATCATAGTTGTTAAATGACTGCCCATTTATTTTCATCTTCTTTACGTTCACAAATTGTTGCGCCCATTTGTAGAAGTTCTGATAGTGGTCAAATGGCGAGTAACTGCTTACCCAGAACTGATGGTAAAGTTGAGAAAACGACTCAGGGTTGGGTGTACCACTAAGGTAAATGATAGGCTTTCCAAAGCAAATGCGTTTCAATTCCTTTGCGCGACCAGATGGGATAGGGTAAGCAGCCAAGCTATGCGCCTCATCAATAATGATAAGATCAAATGACTCATTCACATTACCCAGTTGCTCATAGTTGGTGACATAAATCCCCATCTCAATCCTACTCCCACTAAATTGGTTGACAATATCACTAATTGCTTTCTTCTTTGTAACAAATAGGACTGACTTAGCACCAAACTTATGGGCGGTTGCCATTGCAGTAAGAGTCTTGCCGGTTCTAACTTGCATTGCCAGATAAGCAATTCTATACTTATTTAATAGACTAACTGCCTTATCACTTATCTCCTCCTGGTAGTCCCTTAATTCCAAGGTGCTTTTCATTGTAGTAGTTTTGTGCAACACTTATTTTCCAATCTCCTGTGTGAGCATCCTCATCAAGTCCGTAGATGACGGCATCTTGGATTTGTTGCATTTCCATTTTTAAATACTTCGCAAAGTCAATACGAGTGCCATTTTGCACCAAGTCATCCATTAATGCTTTTACTGCTGATTGCATAGTTCAATATTTTCTGGTAATATAATAGACTTAACATAGCCTAACATTCTAAACTTCTCTACTGTTGCTTGTAGATACTCAACGGCTTCTCCATGATAGATCATGGCATCAATAAGTTCTCCTAAGAGTTTGTGCCTTTCGTTGATGTTGAGGTCACCCCATTTAGGCAATTGCAATTCGGACATAGTGATTGTTTTTTTAAAGTTATTGTATATAAAGATTTGCAGCATCGGCATTTAATCCAACTCGGCGTCATGTTGCGTTTCATCTTCTTGGTAATAGTTGCCATAAGTTTCAAGTTGCCAGAGTTCGTAAGGTGTCATTTTATAGTTATTTCAATTGTCTTGCCTTTAAGAATATCAGTAAGCAGTCCATCAAGTTCCTCACGTTGGTCAGGGTTAAGTAGTGCCAACTTCTCAGTCAGTGAGTCGTAGGAAAATGCATCACTTGCAATTTCCTTTCTCATCCCTTCTCTCACCTCATTATCAAAGTGAGGGTAAGTTACAACATCTCTAAGTATCCAATTTAGCTTTAACGAATAATTGGCAAATATTGTGGCCCCACGAGTGCCTGGTGCTGAGCGAACAAAGTCCTTTGCATACTCATCAGCTAACTTTAAATGATGGATACATGATACAACGCTACTACCCATTGATGTCTTTTTTCATTCGTTCTAAATAAAGGATGGCATCCATAAGTTCCTCTTGCAAATGGTTCATCCAATCAACCACATCAAGGTCATTTCTTTCTAAGGTTGATCCATACTTTGTGATGCCTCGTTGCGACCTTTCGTTGAACTTGTTCACCACTTGCTCTACAATTTTATCCTTCATTTTTCTGATGTGTTATTTGGTAAGATGTGCGCTTTGGCTTTATATCCTCATTGATTGACTTCCAAAGTTTAAATGTTGTTTGGAAGGTATCCCAATCCTTTGCTGAGTCCTCAAGTGTTCTGGTGAGCAATTGCCAACCAATGCCTTGTATTGCTCCTCCCTTTCCGGCTGTCCTTGTCTTTGCATTTAACCACAATATAGCCAATCCTTCAACATTGTAATCATATTCCTTCAGCAACTCATTATAGGCTGCGAGTTGCAACCAATAAGACTCGTGGATATTGTTGGATGTCTTTATATCAACGAGGTACTCTTTGCCATTTATCTCAAGAACTCTGTCAACTGTGCCGGCAAAACCAAGCACATCTGATGAGAAATGCATCTCCATCATTCGCATCTTTGGAGTCTGGGTATTGCAGAAGTCAACATACCTCTCGAACATTGCCCACTCAATCATCTTGTACTTCGGCTTTCCGTATTGGTTGACAAATGTCACCTCTTGGTGTTGGTCGTACTGCTCAGTCAGCTCATGTACAAGCGACCCTCTACGCCCTGCCTCATCACGAATGGTGTCAGCATCTTGGCCCACATCTTTGAGCCATTTAAAGAACGCTGCATCCTTTGGGTATGCCTCTAAAATTGTGGTAACTGATGGGACATAATTGCCATTTTCTGTTGCATAGAACCGATTGTCCACGAACTCAATCCTGCCTTTGTTGATGTCAATGTTGAAATTTTGCATATAGTGTTTGTTTAAAAGTGAGGACAAGGTATGGGATTCGAACCCATATCCAGTTGCATTATTAAGTGATACTATCACCGCAACTACGCTACCCAAGTCGGTATTCATTCCCGATTACGCCAACCTTGTCAATTAACTAAAATGGTACTTCATCCGATTCTTCAGCCTTTGCACCGAATAGGCTTTTGGCATTATTCTCAAGGAACTCCATCCTATCTGAGTCATCCCAAGTGTCCTTGCCTTTTACCTTGATCTTGACCAGATCAGGCATACCATTTGGATTCTCACGAGTGAATGCCCACTTGAGACCTTGACCACCTTGATTCAAAAAGCATACGCTTTTCTTCTTATCACCCTCAATGGTCAGCTTTGGGGTGATTTGCACCCTCTGACTAAGGTTGACATTTGGAAGTGTCTTTAGGAAAGATGCCGAGTAACCAGATGAGAAGTTCATCTCAAGCTGATAGTTCACACCATTTGACTCAACTTGAACTACCAAGAACTTACCATAGTCGCTTTCCTTTGTGCCGACTCCTGTGATAGTTCCCTCAAGCGAGTCATAGAACATCTCAAATACTTCGCGACCTGCTTTGTTGATGCGAGACACCGCACCATCTGTCTTTTCTTTGAAACTCCTCACGAGTTTCCCGTTACTAATGCTTAAAAACACTTTTGATCCTCCTTGACTGTTAGTTAGTCCCATTTTGCTTTGTTTTATTGTTTAAAAATTCTTGCTTCATTTTATAGCACCTAAGTATCTCTGCCATTTTATCGTTGTACACCATTTGGTCAACAGTTTGGCTGTACTTGTACTCAAAATCCTCAATCTTATACCTAATGGCTTCTGCACTTCCTTTTGACATATAATAGATGTCAAGGGTAATGGAGTTGTACTCATCCCAAAAGGCTGACGGGATTTGATATAAGGTTCGGCGTTGTACCATTTTTTGTACATTACTCTTGTCATAATTAATCATCACTAATCCAACCAAACTACAACCCAGAATTAACAGGCATAGATATAGCATCTTGTAGTTGGTTTAAAGTGTTAACCAATTTGATATAAGTTGATTGCCTCATCTTACCAGAGTTTTCTGCTCTGTTCACCGTAACTGTGGTCACACCACTAAGTGATGCCAACTTTTCTTGGGTTAAACCCTTTTGTTTTCTTAGTTCTCTAATTTCTTTCATTGCTATTTGTTTTTGTTTATAAAGCAAAGATATATACTTAATACATACAAAACACAAAATAGATATATATTTTTTTTAATAATATGAAAAAACCCCCCTTATAGACATAAGGAGGGGAAAAACAATCATCCAAACCTAACTGCTAAACAAAGTTTCGTGCATGGATTTTACCGAAAATTCAAGCATCTCAAAGCACATTTTTCTTAAACTTTCTACCCTTTTGACATCACTCTTAGTCATTGGGTTTGCACTCTCAAGCATCGTAAGTACCTCAACTGATGCGTGTATGTATTCTGAATATGTAATTTCTTCTATAAACTCCTCAACCTCTTGTTCATCACCTAAAACAAGATCATCTTCCATATTACAAAACTTTGCCGTTATGAATACGCTTGTTTCTAACCTCAAATTCTTGCCCATCAATGTCAACTATGGCAAAGCCATGATTCCATTTGTTTATGGGGAGATAGGCCGGATGCAATTCACATAATGAACCGAGTGAGAAAGTAGTTGTGATGCGACCATTCATATCCCTTTCAGTATGCTCACTTGTCTGGTGATTATGGCCTTGCATAGCACTAACTTTTCCTCTTAAAAACAATCCCCTGGCAATGTTTACAGGACTAAATACCGACCCTCCAAACTCGTGACCATGAATTATGTTGAGTTCACCTGCTTTCATTATCCTCTTGTCCTTGATTATCTCAATACCTTCTGCCCTTGACTTAATGATGTTCTCAAGTTCAAACTCCTCAACACCTACTATCTCGTGTGCCTTCATCCAAAGAAAATGGAAGTACCTTTCCTCATGGTTACCAATCTTAAAATAAATCTTGGCATTAAATGTATTTTTGATGACATCAATAAACTCTTTAAATGTCTTTAGTTCATGTGCAAATGACCTCGCCTTTGGGTCTTTGGCAAACCTTGACAATCCAAAGAAATCAATCGTATCACCATTCAAAAGAATGGCATCTGGTTTGTCATTCTTTGCATAGTCAAATGCACAGGTTAACGCATCAATGCTATGGTAAGGAATATGGATGTCGGAAAGCACCAACAAACGCTTGGCATCAATGATATAAGGTTCATAAATCGCCTCATCTGATTGCGGGAAATTATAAGGATTTTTTGGTCTATTATCAACCACTTTCCTAACAATTACTCGTTTACCTCCTTTTCCTTCAATGCTTCTTAGTGTAGCACGAATTGTATCAACCGAGTTAAAAAGCAAAGGATTATCATTGTAGATAATCCTGGCAAGTTTTAAGGTCGGCATATCCCATCCAAACCTTTCACGATAATCAACGCAAGTTTGAACTTTTGTCATTTGAAATAAAGATTAGCTTCAGCTTCCCTTCTACGAGTAAGACCTGCAAGCACCTTGCCACCTGCTTTGTTCCACTTTAAGAACTCTGCCTTTATGCTTGGGTCATTGTGATTAGCAATAACCTTTTTCAACAGAGTTGACTTCTGAAGATTAGCAATGCCGCAATTATATGCAAATGATACCAATGCACCGAATTGGTTCGGATTTATATGCGATGGCACTAATTTTGCCACTTTACTTGCAAACTCATCAGCAATAATTTCAAAGAGTTGTTCTGCTTTTTGTTGAGTTATTGCATTTCCTGCAACAACTGGCGTACCATCCTCAAAGAAGGTATTGCCGTAACCAATTGTCCACTTTTTAGCCGAGCATTGGTAGGCTTTAAGTTTACAACCTTCAAACTCTTTAATCAAGTCTGCACCTTCTTTGTTGAGTTTCATATTTTAGATTTAATGTACAATGCACC